AGAAAAGTTCGTCCTATCCACTGAGATCACTGAGCCCAGCGACCGGTTAGAGGACTACATCATCCTGCTCACCGGTGAAAAGAAGATCGGTAAGACCACACTGGCTAGTGAGTTCAACAGCGACAAGTCGTACTTCCTCGCAACTGAGGTTGGGTATCGCGGTCTTCGTATTCGCAAGTCCGACATCACGGACTGGCGCACAGCGAAGGCCGTTGCCAGAGCTTTGAAGAAAGCTGGGAAGAAGTACGGACCCATCATCGTGGACACCGTGGACAAGTTGTACGCACTCTGTGAATCGTACATCTGTGAGAAGTTGATGATCAACAATCTCTCAGATGAGGAGTGGGGCAAAGGGTACGCGGCCTGTCGAAAGGAGTTCGATGCCTTCATCACACTCCTCTCTCAGATCGGCGTCGGCTTGATTCTCATCACGCACACCGAAGAACGGGAAGTCAAGCGGCGTGGAGGCGGAACCTACGTCCGTATCGTGCCGACCATGTCCAACCAAGCACGAAAGGTGATTGAGCCGTTGGTGGACATCTGGTGCTACTACATGTATGATGAGGAACGACGGGTGTTGGTGATCCAGGGTGATGACCACATCTCAGCTGGACACCGACTCGTGGAACGGTTCCGCACACCGGCCGGTAAGCCGGTGCGTCAGATTGACATGGGCCGCTCTGCCAAGCGTGGCTTCAAGAATCTCCTGGCGGCATTCAACAACCAGTACGAACCGCCACGAGAGGATCGAGAGGAGGAAGACGAACCGAAAAAGAAGTCATTCAAGATCAAGCGGTAACGGTTTCATTACAGGGAGTAGATCGTGGCAAAGAAAAAAATGGATCTCGACAAGCGTTTGGCCAGTGCACTGAAGAAGCATCTCGAAGGCGCGAAGGAAGGTAAGAAGAGCGGTGGGTTCGAAGAGTTCGATGACGGTCGGTATCAGGCGAAGCTGATCAAAGCAGAGATCGGCGAGTCCGGCAACGGTCGGCTTCAACTCGTGCTGTCATGGAAGTTCCTCAAGGGCGAGTACAAGGGTAAGACCAAGTTTGACTACCGTGGTCTCGAGAGCGAAGACAACCTGAAGTACCTGCTGATCGATCTCGACAAACTGGGTTTTGACACGGACGAAGTCGAATCGGTGTCCGACTTCAAGGGCATCGCGAAGGAGATCAGCAAGGATAAACCCGAAGCGAAGATCGCACTCAAGACTAAGGGTGACTTCCAGAACGTCAACATCGTGGCCGTCAAGGGATCCGATGACGACGAGGATGCCGAAGACGAAGACGACGAGGACGAGGAAGAGGAAGAATCCGACGAGGAGGAAGAGGACGACGACGAGGAAGAAGAAACGAGCAGCAGCAAGAAGAAGAGTGCGAAGAAAAAGAAGGACGATGACGACGAGGAGGAGGAGGAAGAGGACGACGACGATTCGGACGACGAAGATGAAGAAGAGAAGAAGCCGTCCAAGAAAAAGAAGTCAAAGAAGAAGGACGAAGACGATGACGACGAAGACGAAGACGATGACGACGAAGACGAAGACGAAGATGAGGATGAGAAAGATAGCGCATCCGAGGATGTCGAACTGTCTGTCGGCTCCGACGTCACGTACAAGTTCAAGGGTAAGAAGCTGAAGGGCACCGTACTCGACATCTTCCCGAAGGAGAACGAAGTCCGCGTGCAGACCGGCGACAAGAAGCGGAAGGTCTCCTTCGATGACATCGTGGAAGTCGAAGTGCCCGAAGAACCAAAAAAGAAAAAGAAGAAGGTCAAGAAGTAGTTCACCCGAAACCGGCCGACACCATTTTAGGTGCCGGTCGGTTTTCTCTCTATGAGGTCCTCATGCGTCCCTACGAGCAGATTGCACTCAAGACCTTGGATGTCTCCAAACGTGCCAAGGAACTTGACCGCGTGTATCCGTTTCTCCTCGAACAGAGTGATAAAAGTTTGTGGGTCATGGATCATGTCCATGCGGTGCACGTCTACTTGCATCCGCGCTATCTTCGTCAACCAATCGGATCCGCTTTTGAAGTTCGACTGGCCTTCAATTACGACATCGTCCCCACCAAGGAACTCGAACTCATTCAGTTGTGTTCCGGCGCCAGTGTTCAGCTGATCCAAGGAGATCCCGCAGAAGGCTTGTCACATCTCGGCTACCACATCCCGGACAGTGAAAGCTTGGTGAACGAACTCACGTGGTGGAATTCTCTGGACCACACCATCGCTCAAGTGTCGCTAACCACAGATCATCTTAACTCATCGCGACGGTATCTCTACGCCTTCGTGGACACTCTAGCGAAGATCGGCACTTACACCAAGGTGATCCAACGCCTGACGGCTCGCAAGACGGTCGATCAGATGGTGGAGGAATTCTCACATGTCAACCACGGTAGACGGTAAACATTTGCGCCAACGGGCGTTCAATCAATTGCGAGAACGTTTGTTACGACTGGCCGGGTATCCGACACCCGGTCCGTCGTATCCATTCGACCACAACACCGAAGTGCATCAGGAATTCAAACGTATCCTCTGTGCGCTGGAAGAGATCGCCGCACGAAAGGTAGATGGCTACGGTCCTTTCCGATACGATGAGATGGAGAAGGATTGGCGATGGGAGATTCAATCACTGTACCAGGACATCGAACGGAAGTTCGGCCGACTCAAGACCATGGTACGACCGTCGCCGGTTCCTATGACCGACGTCGATCAAGTACTCGAAATTCTCGCGGACCTAGCCGTCTACAGCGCACGCGGTATTCAAATCATTGTTCGTTTAGAGGCGATGCAGCAGGAGAAAATACCATGAACATCGTTGTCACCGGTGCGAGTGCCGGTCTGGGTAAAGCCTTGTGCACGTCGTTTCGCAGACGTGGACACACCGTGATCGGTACGTCGCATGACGGCGTGCAGGTATCGAAGGATCCCGAGCTCGTGTTCTACGAAGCTGGACAGAACGCGTCACCCATTCAAACCTGCGTGTCCGAGATCATGTGCATGTTCGATACCGTGGATGTGCTGGTCAACAACGCGGGCACCAATGCGATCTGTCCGTTCGAGGAGTTGACACCGGGATTCGTTCAGCATATCATGGACGTCAATTTCATGACGGCGGTGTTCATGACCCAGTGCTTTCTCGAACACTTCAATCGGCCGGCCGTGGTGGTCAATATCATCTCCGATGCGGCATGGAGACCAATGCGGCACTCCCTCGCGTACAACTGTAGTAAAGCCGCGTTGGACATGGCGACCAAGCAGATGGCGCGCGAGCTCACCAAGCCGCGTCAGTTGAGCATCATCGGCGTGCGTCCGGGTAAGATGGCACACACGGCGATGTCCGCCTACATCGATCAGCGCGTCCAAGAGATCCGAGGATGGACCGCAGAAGAAGCGATGAACTATTTCCGGTCATGCAGCGTAACCGGAATGGAACTCGAACCGCCGGCAGTCGCCGAATTCATTGCATCCCTGGCGACCAGTGAGATGGCGATGAACATGTCGGGTGCCTGCCTCGACTTGGTCGGGTAGCCGTGCTCAAACTTATAAACAAAACGCTCATCTTCGATACGGAGACCACCGGCTTATGGCCGTGGCCGTCGGCCTTCCGACAGAAGGTCGGTATCTATCCGGACCGACCGTTCATGTTCGTGTTCACCAACCTGGACGGTGAAACGGTGACGGTGCGAGCACCGAAAATAAATCCCTACACGAGACAGGTGAAGTACAAAGGCATCGAAGCCGAACTTCGGTGGTTCAAGAAGATTGTCAGTGACCCAAACATGCGTGTGGTCTGTCACCATGCGCGGTTCGATAAGGCAATGACAATTCAGTCAGACATCCGAGCTGACTGGCGCTGCAAGATTCATGACACCAGAATCATGGCGCGGGTCGCCAATCCCACTAACGAGCCGACCTACTCCTTGAAGCCGTTGGCGAAGAAGTATCTCGGCATCAGTGACGCTGATCAGAAAAAACTTCAACATGGACTGGCTAGTGCCAGACGTATCGCCAAGAGTAAAGAGTGGGCGATCGCAACAAAGGAGACGCACGGTCAAAAACCTGCAGAGGCGGACTACTGGTTGCCAGAGCTTCGGAATCTGGTGAACATCTACGGCGGCACTGACGGGGTGCGAACGGCCGGCATGTATCGATACTACCGAAAGATTTTCGACCACAACAAGAAATTCGGTGGACGACTCTGGGAAGTGTATCGGTGGGAACTCCGTACCATGCGTACGGCCATGGACATGGAACGGGTCGGGATGTCGTACCTGTCCGATGCCGGTTTAGCGTTGAAAGAGTTCTACACCGACTACATGAAGCAACATCGTCGTACCATCAATAAGATGGGTTACCGCGATCTCAATCTGCAATCACCGAAGCAGATGGTAGAGTTGTTCATCAACGATCTCGGCTATGAGGCGGAACATGAAACCAAAGGTGGTAAGTACGAACGACCGCAACCGAAGATCGACGCCGAACAACTCATGGTCTGGGCTAGAGGGTCCGCGGCCGGTGCCGACGTTGACGGAGATGCGAAGGACGGTTGCAAACTTTCGAGAGCAGTTCTTGAATGGAAAGCCGGAAAGAAAGTCATTGAGTATATCGATAGCTACGAATTCTTCAAATGCCTTCGCGCTAACGGTTCGGCACTGTTACATCCGGCATGGGACTCGGCTGGAGCGAAGACCGGACGGTTCAGTTGTCATGATCCGAACACTCAACAAATTGCATCTGCAGAGACTTCTCGCCGTCATAGCCACATTCGTGCTCGACAGCGCGAATGCTACGGTCCGCGACCAGGCTACGTATGGTACATGCCAGACTATTCTCAGATTGAAGTCTGGGTCTTCGCGTTCGAAGCCAATGAAGAGTCGATGAAACAAGCGCTGCTCTCGGGCAGCGACTTCCATCTCTCGACCGCGCGAGCAGCCTGGCATGATCGGAACGACTTCTGTACCTGCGGCCGATGGAAGGAAGTCGAGCAAGAGATGCGGCGCAACAAGAAGTTCGTGTTGATATGGGATGTCGAGAAGACCTTACACAAGAAAGGCTGCCTCATCAAGTGGTGGCGGCAACGCGCCAAGATGATCCTGTTCTCGAGATTGTATGGCGGTGGTGTGGGTAAGATCGCGTTCCTCATTCGCTGCACGCTGAAAGAAGCAAAGCGGTTCATTGCCGAGTTCAACGAGAACCTACCGGGTGTGAAGGAGTACATGAACGAGACCGTGGGCCGCGTGCGAGACACCGGCGTATTGGTCAATCTGTTTGGTCGTGAGTATCCGATTGATAAGTCCTT